CCGCCGCTCTTTCAGCGGTGCGCAGCTCCCTTGTGGACATTTTTGACGGCTACAACATAGCACCTTTGCCGTTTGCATTTGTTTGCAAAAGTTTGCAAATGTTTGCAAAAGTAGGCAAATGTTTGCAATCAGACGGCAGGATGCCGCGGCAATCGGCGGGAATGCGGCAGGAATTCGTAGAGCTCGATCAATGCTTCACCTTCTGAATGGGTGCACCAAGACACAGAGCGGTCAAGCGCCGCCGCCACATCGCGCCACATGCTGCCGTTGATGTAGCGGTGCTCAATGAGCATCGAGTACTCCGGCGTTGGCATGGAGCAGAGTGCGGCCAGGCATTCGGCAATAGAAGCTTCCCATTGCGCCGATGCATCGCTTATCGCAGCATCGATCACGTCAAGCTTGGCAACACCGTCCGGTACAGCATCGCCATACGAATTCGGACTCGCCGGCAATCCCGTGTACTGCATCCCCTTCACTTGCATCGCGAATAGCTGGTCTGCTCGGCGTATCTGCATCTGGTCCAAGCGCTGCCTTGCCGACCTCACCGAGCGAAGGTAATCCTTTGCCCTGCTTATCCTCAATCGGTCGTACTCGCTTCGCGATTCCTCTTGCATACACCCTCGCTTTTCTTTGCCGCTGATACGAGAAAACCCCCGACCGATGATCGAGGGTTTCTCAAAGTAGGAAGGAGTCCGTGGGACGAACAGATCTCATTATAGGGAAACGAAACTACCGTGTCATATCCCGTGTGTTCAGCCTGTGAATCCGGCTTGCTCCTCCCCTCGCTTCCTCCCCTCTTGCCTTGCATTACTTTTGCATGGCGAACGAATCATCGGTCATCTGCTTAAAGTAGCGTTCTGACCTGCGGTTCGCCCAATGCCAACCACAACCGACTTGGCGGCGGCTCCGTTTCGCCGCCGTTCTACCGCTTGGCCCTCTTTGTCCCGCACTCCGGGCAATACGCCCCGACCTCGGAGTAGAACGTGTCGCAGCAGTAATCGCAATGCCATTCCTCGACGTTGAGGACCTTGTAGATAGTGGCGTTGTCGTAATGCTCGCAAAGGCCGCGCTTGTAGCCGTACGCCCCGCCGAGCATCGCTGCGCACAGTATGGCCACGACTATCACGGGAATCCACGGCGCAAACGGCTTATCTACCCATGACATTGCTTCCACCTCTGCTTTTCCTGCTCGGCACCTCAACATCGATCAACTCCACGCACTCGACCGCGGTGCCGCAATAGTCGTCGTACTCGTCCATGTCGCGCTTCATACGCATCTCGTGCCTCTCTGCGCACTCCCTCGCCATGACCTCGTCGGAGAACGCGCGCACGTTCCAATCCCATTTGTCCTCCCATTCGCCGCCATAGTCGGTGACGAGCCAGATAACGCGCTTCTCGGTCACTCCTCCACCGCCTTCCTGATCCGCTCAGCCCAGTCGGTCACGCCGTCAACGTCGGCTCGCTCGCATTCGTCCGCAACTTTCAGAAGCTCATCCAGGTTGGTTGCTCGGCTGTTCCATCCAGCTATCGCATCCTCCATCCCGTTGTATGACTCGACCTTGGCGCTGCAATCCCAGCACTCCACGTAGTACTCATCTTCTAGCGCAGCGCCGAAGACAACGTCGTCACTCCCGCAGAACGGGCAGGGCTTTAACTCGATTTCGTTCATCGCCTTATCTCCCTTCCAATGCTCTCGATGGCAAGTATTACCAAGGTGAAGCCAGCGTACGCCACGACGCATGTGTCGCGGCAGAGCAAGCCGCCAATCATCATGACCACCATGAGAATGTTCACGATGAGGCTCATTGCGTCACGAACACCGTCACTCATTCAGTGCCCTCCCGCTCCTCTTCCTCGCCCTTTAGCCAGCGCTTGAAGCTCTTTATGCATTCGGGGCAAAGGTCCAGGTCCCGCATTTTCAAGCCTTGCGTGAACAAGATGGAACCCTTCACCTTGGTCTTTCCGCATCGGTCGCACTTGTACATCCTCATTCGACAACCTCCGCAAGCTTTTCGGCGTATGCGAACCTCTCTTCTAGGCTCATGTACATGTAGTCGTCCGGCATGTCCTCGCTGCGGCGGCTGCTCGTGTACTTGACGTAAACGACGACCTCTAGCTCGAACCCCCTGCCGCATCTTGGGCATTCGGCCAACTGATGCCCTTCCTCATATTCCCAACTGTCATAGTCCTCGTAACCGCAATAAGGGCAAGTTGCCTTATCCTCAAACAGCTGCTCGTTGTCCCAATCGACAAGGGCGCCGAACCTCCGATCGCAAGCAGGGCAGAGCGTAATATCGTAGCCGTATAACTTTGAAATCCGCTTCTCTCTCGCCGGTGCATGGCAATGGGTGCATGTCGGCAGAATCTCGCCGCTCATTCGACCACCTCCGCGCCGCACCACGGGCAGTAGCGTGGGACAGTCTCCATCTCATCCCAGCTCGTGATATATGTATCGTCATGCTCGAAGTGAGACACGCGGAAGACCATGTCGCAGCGGTGGCAATGGACAGCATCGACGGGGTTGCAGTCGCTTATGCTCGTGAAGTCGCTGAAGTCGACGATCCCGCGCGGCTTCCACTTCTGGTGGAATGGGGTCGCCCCGCACCTCGGACAATTAACCGCCTTTGCGAACTTCGAATTTCTAAGCATCATGAACCACCTCCGCACCGCAGTTAGGGCAGTAGTTCGCGTGGTAGTCTTCGCAGCTCTCCACGTACGCAATGTCGACATGCTCGCCGCACTCGGAGCACAGCAGCACGTCGGCGGGCTTCGGGGAGAGGTTTCGGCACGTCTGGCGGTCGATCAGGTCAACCAACTTGCTGATTCGCTCAATGGCTTGGCCTGGCGTGTGCCCGTCCCACTCTGGCGCACGGTCCACCTCCTTGCATCGGAACAGATTCCAGTAAGGCTCTACGTCGTAGTGGTACGTCGCTTGCCCGTCTGGAGTCTCGATGCCGACGATGAACATCCCCTCGTACATGGTGCCATCTGCGTGCAGCTTGGATTTCCACGCTCGGGTTGCGAAATTCTCGACGATGACAGAGAACAACACGGCTCGATGATGGTAAAGCTCATCGAATGTGTGGTATCCGTCTGAGGTGTTGCCGTCGATGGGTTGCGGCTCGATTAGGTCAGCAAGCAGATGGAATATGTCTCCCTTTCCGATGACCGCGCGGATTGCTCTGAGCGCAAGGGCATCGTGCTCCTGCTTGGTGCACATGAGCGGCATTCCTTCGATGCGCTCGTCAAGGCTGCGCAGCTTTCGCGCTACCTCGCGGCGCTCTTCGTTGCTAATCATTGCTGGCACCTCTCATACGTTTTGTCGAATATGTCTGGCTTGCATGGATACAGCTCGCCATTGATGCCCTTGATGATGTAGTCGCCGAGGTTCGCATTCATCTCGCCCTCAAGCGTCCTGATGGTGCATTCGACTGGATAATCTGGATTTGCCTTCTGGTACACCACGCCGCTCGCAATCGCATCGGCGAACCACATGGGATAATCTCGCTTGCACAGCGTGCCAATCAAGATTTGAAAAGCTTCGACCTCCACTTGCCTTTTGCGGTACTTTGCCATAGCTATCCCTCCTTCTCTGCTACCTCGCGACGCTCTTCGTTGCTAACCACGTGCAGCCACCGCCTCCATGAACATCTGCTCGTTTTTCTTTCCTTCAATCTTCTCTTCCATGATCTCTTCCTCCATATCAATCACCGTCCCATATTCCGTCGGGGCGCATCCTCGCCATCGCCGCGAGCTGCAGGAGCGGGCGCTTGGCGTTGCCCTCGGTCGCTTCCCAGTAGTCGTCTGACACCTCGTCGCCCAGCCTTGCAGCTGCTGCCTCCAGGACCGGGATCGACTCCGCCCCCGTCATTCCGTAGATGGTGCGGATACCCTCATCGCCCATGACGCGGCGGTAGTGCCTGCAGTAGTTGTAGGTCACGTTCAGCCAAAGCTCCGTCGTTCCTCCCAGGGCGTACGTCCCTCCCTGCATGAGGTGCGGTGCCTCGACCTCCACCGTCTCGCGCGTCACCGGGTCCAGTAGCCTGATGTCGTAGCTCATCGGCGTAGCGCCGCCTTGATCGTCCGAGCCGCCTCCACCATG